TTCCGGTGGAAAATCTACTAATGCACCTAATGTAACATATAAAGTGCTGGGTTCCAGTGGAAATGTGATATATGCAGCAACAACATTTACTAGTAATAGCTGGATTAATAAACTTACTTTTGAAGAAGGACTCACTGGAACTTATGCAACAACCGCACTAAATGTAAATTCTTTAGAATTGTCTAGTGCTGCAACATTTACAGGTTTAAGTGTGACCACTAGAGGTGCAGGAACAATTAATACTAAAGAAAAAAATATAGCTCTCTTGACTATTAATAATGGTTCATCAAATGTCACAACACTATTAAGTAATGTTAGTGTGGCTGCTAATGCAATCACTACACTAACAAGTGGTACAATAAATCTTAATTCATATACTTTAACAACAGGTACATTCAGTAGCAATAATTCAACCACTCGAGCAATCGAATTTGGTAATAGCAATATTATACTATCCACCACAACTGCGGGTGCAAATGTATTATTTATGCCTGTGGCTAATAATTTTTCTTGTTCAGGTACTGGTGGTTTTATTTCTACTATGTCCTTGACTCGCACATTTACATTTGGTAATGTTTCTTCCAGCGGTACATCAACTAATTCACCAAATTTAACCTTAATTTCACATGCAAATAATTCAATTGCAACATTAACTACCGGCAGTTCGTTCAATACATTAAGTTTTGGTAATACTGCATTTACCATAGGAACAACAGCATTAAAATTAAATGGATTAACATTATCCAGTGGTGGCACATTCACAGCCTTAACACCCACAATGGTTGGAACTGGTACCATTACCAGCAATGGCAATACAACTTTGCCGTCTCTGATAATCAATAGCACCGGTACTACTACATTATATGATGCATTAAGTGTAACAGCGCTTACGTTGACACAAGGTACATTAGATATTTCATTACTCACTTTAAACAGTGGAACTTTTACAAGTACAGGTACAGCAACAAGATCCATAACAGGATCAGGTACATACAACATCACCGGATCAGGAGCCACAGCATTCTCTAATGCTTCTGCAACTGGTATGACAATAACAGGTATTGCCATCAGTTTGAATAGCGCTTCAGCAAAAACATTTGCTGGTGGTGGTGGAGTATATTCAAGATTAATCCAAGGTGGTGCTGGTGCATTGACTATATCAGGTTCAAATACTTTTGATAACATAACAGCCACATCAAGACCAAGCACAATTAGTTTTACAGCAGGAACAACACAAACTGTAATTGCTTTTACGTTAAGTGGAGGATCAGCAGGCAGTATTGTTACAATAAACAGTACAACACCGGGAACACGTTTTACCTTGTCTAAATCTGGTTCAGATGTTTCTGTGAATTATTTGAATATAAAGGACTCTTTAGCTACTGGCGGATCAAATTGGTATGCAGATTTTTCAACAGATAATGGAAATAACAGTGGTTGGATTTTTGGAGCTGCACCAGCACCAGCTGGCGGTTTTGGACAATTTTTTATGTTTTTCTAATACTAATTTAGTTGGATAAATAAAACATAATAGGAGTTTCTCATGGTATCAATTAACAATAGACAAAAATTCAAAGAATACTGCCTTCGTAGGTTAGGTGCACCTGTCATTGACATTAACATGGATGATGACCAAATCGAAGATAGAATTGATGATGCACTCCAATATTGGCAAGATTATCACTTTGACGGCACCCAAAAGATGTATTGGGTAAAAGGTGTGGATCAATATGACCTTGCAAACAAATATATAAGTGCGGCCAATGTGAGAGATGAAAGTAATAATGTAATACAAATTGTTGGTATTACTAAAACATTTCCAATGACAGATAGCCAATCTTCAGTTAACATGTTTGATTTAAGGTATCAACTTCGTTTGAATGAACTTTATGACTTTACATCAGCCTCCTATGTTAATTATGTTTTAACACAACAACATCTTCGTGACATAGAATTGATGTTCACTGGATCCGTTCCCATTCGTTGGAATAGAGTAACAGAGAGATTACATATAGATATGAGTTCACAAGGTATTTCAATTGGAAGCATAATTGTTTCTGAGTGTTATGCTGGTGTTTCTCCATCGTCTTATCCAAATATTTGGCAAGACCGTTTTCTAAAACTTTATGCTACAGCTCTAATTAAGAAAAATTGGGGTGAAAATATGAAGAAATTTGGCGGAATTCAATTGCCGGGTGGAATAACATTAAATGGTAAAGAAGTTTTTGATGAAGCTGTTGAGGAAATAAATCAACTTCATTCAGAAATGGAAACAAATTACGGCGGCCCATTAGAATTTATGATGAACTAATATGGCAACTAGTAATTACTTCAACAACTATAAATCTAAATACAACGAGCAAAGACTCGTTGATGATTTAATTTCAGAATCAATTAAGATTCAAGGGTTCGATGCGTATTATATTCCTAATAATAATGCAATCGCTCGAGATTTATTGTATGGTGAAGATCCTGTAAAGAAATTTACTTCAGCTTTTCCTGTTGAAATGTATCTATCGAGTGTTATGGGACATGAAGGTCAAAAAGATTTCTTCTCTAAATTTGGATTAGAGATTCGTAATCAAGTTCATGTTCTTGTTTCCCGCAAAGCTTTTTATCAAAGAACACCACAAACAACATATCTAAGACCATTAGAAGGTGATTTGGTATATGTACCATTCTTGAATGGTGGCGGTGAATTGTATGAGATAAAATATGTTGACCAAAACAAAGACGGTTTCACATTGGGTAGAAAAAATCCATACTATTATGAATTAGAAATGGAAAAATTCAAATACTCACAAGAAATTATTGCTACAGGTATGGCAGATATAGATATTGCAGCTTCAGATTCGGCTTATGTATTGAATTTACATTTCGATCCAGATATACCAGGAGATCCATATGTGTTAAGAGAACAAGTATTTCAGTCGATAGACAATCAGATTGGAAATGCAAATGCTACAGGAATAGTACAAAGTTACGTTGCAGCAACTGGAATATTGTCAATATCTAATGTTTCAGGAGAATTTTTAATAAGTGCTAATAGTTTGCCTGTAATTGGTTTAACTAGTGGTGCAGTACATTATTTTGCAGGTGCTGCAATAGATCCTCTTGAGAACCCAAGTCATCTAGAACCATATGCAAATAAATTAATTGAAACTAGTGCAGACACTTATGTTAATACTACAGAAACTAATCCAATTGGAGGATTATAATGTCTAGTATCTTCTATAACAGAATGATAAGAAAAATAACAGTTGCTTTTGGTGACCTGTTTAATAACATAACACTCATACGTTATAATTCAAATGAAACCGAACAAGAGCGTTTTATTGTTCCTATTGACTATGCAACCAAAGAACTTTATGTGATGCGTATTCAAGGTGACCCAAACCTTGACAAAAAGGTTATGATGACTTTACCTAGAATGTCATATGAGATGACTGGTTTGGAATATGATTCAACCAGAAAACAAATGACAAACATCAAACATTTTAAACAAAATGGTGGTGTGGTAAATTCACAATATGTTCCTGTTCCATACAATTTTGATTTCTCTTTGTATCTATATGTAAGAAACATTGAAGATGGTAATCAAATTATAGAACATATTTTGCCATATTTTACACCAGATTATACAATTAAAGTTAATATGATTCCTGAAATGGGAATCATTAAAGAAGTTCCTGTTATATTAAAAGATACAAAATATGAAGTAACCTATGAGGGTGATTACACATCAGATACAAGAGCTGTTATTTGGACATTAAATTTCACTGTCAAAGGTTTTATATTTGGTGCAACATCAACGGCAGGATTAATACAAACTTCTATCACAAATATACTGAACAATATTCCGGCAGACCAAAATATTATTTTTAATGTTAACTCTGGTGGAAATGGTACTTATAAAATTAAAGAAATGGTTTATCAAGGCGCAAATCCTTCACTATCGACAGCATCAGGTAAAGTTGTAAAATGGTTACCCGCAAACAATCAATTAACACTAACAGACATTACTGGAAATTTTGTATCAAATAGTACACCACTCATTGGCCAAACTTCTAATGCAAAATGGGTTTTTAATTCTTACAATATTGTTCAAAAAGATTATGCAACGATAACAATAACACCTAAACCAACAACTGCAAACGCAAATTCAAACTATACATATACCACAGTTATACAGGAAGGTTTATGATAATAGGACCAGGAATTACATTTGGACCAGGAATTAAAGTTACTTCAAATTATATAGATGTTGCATTTAATTGCAATATTGAATTTCTTGTAGCTGCCGGTGGTGGTGGACCACAACAAGGAGGTAATGGAGGTTACGCGGTCTCACCAGGTGCTGGAGGATTAGTCCTTGGAACAACAAATTTTTTCAATTTACTTTCAGCATATTCAACGGTTTCAATCGTGGTGGGAACTGGTGGAAGATATACTACAGGTACTTACAGTGGATCTGGTACGCCATCAAGTCCTTTTATACATAACAGCACCACTGTAGGTGTACAGGGGAATAATTCATCAATAGGAAGCATAGTAGCTTTTGGCGGAGGTCGTGGAAACATCGCCGGGCCTGCTAGCGGTGGTTCCGGTGCTGGTGGAACTAACTCAATCCAAGGCAAAACCGGCGCAGCTGCAACTCAAATTAGTTATCCTAGTTATGGTGCTACAGGTTATGGAAATGCTGGCGGAACAGCGGCGGGCGCGCCTGCGTCTGGCGGAGGTGCTGGTGCTGTTGGTCCTCAATATCCTGCCACATCGAGTCCACCAGCATATGCTGTAGGTGTATTTAGCAGCATCACTGGTACATCTATTGAATATTGTAGAGGTGGATGTTTTTCCGGAGTTACTTCAAATTATCCAATTTCCGGCTCAGC